GACCCCGCGGTCAGCATTACGACCTTCCGGCGCGTGTCCGAAAAAACTGGATACGTCGCCACGGTGCCAAGTACCAACATCGTCCTGAGCGCGTATGGCCGGTTGTGGACGGCAAATACGGCTACGGACAAGACCACGATCTATTTCTCCGACCTGATGGCGGGGCATATCTGGTCTACCGGCACCTCCGGCAGCCTGGACGTGAGCCGCGTGTGGGCGCAGGGATCAGATGAGATCACGGGTTTGGCCTCGCATAACGGCTTTCTGTTCATCTTCGGCAAACAACAGATTCTAGTTTATTCCAGCGCCACCAGTCCGGCCAATATCACGCTGGCCGACACCGTTGTCGGCACCGGCTGTTTGTCACGAGACAGCATCCAGCCGATTGCAACCGATGTGATCTTCCTATCGAATACCGGCGTGCGATCACTGCTACGCACCATTTCAGAGAAATCACTGCCGTTCCGCGATCTATCGAAGAATGTCCGTAATGACCTGACGAACCTACTCTCCAGTGAAGACTTGGCGGCAATCAAGTCGGTATTTTCCGAACGTGACGCGTTTTATCTTTTGAACCTTCCAGCGTCAAAAAAGACCTACTGCTTTGACACCCGAGGCCAGCTCGACGATGGGTCGTCGCGGGTTACAACGTGGGATTCCATCGAGCCAACATCGCTATTGTCGCGTCGCAACGGCGATCTGCTAATCGGCAAGAATGGTTACGTCACCAAGTATTCTACCTATCAAGACAACGCATCCAGCTACCGGATGCAGTATTACACCAACCATGCAGACCTTGGGAACCCGTCGCAAACGTCGGTGCTGAAGCGGTTAAGCATTGTGGTGATCGGTGGCACGAACCAATACGTCACGTTCAAGTGGTGCTTTGACTTTTCGGGCAATTACCTTTCAGAAAACTCGTTTATCCCGGCACAAGGCGTATCGTATTATGGTTTGGCCGAATACGGCGCGAATGGTGTTCCACTGGCCGAGTATTCCGATGGAGTGGCGCTACAGACCCTAGTCGTCAGCGCCAGCGGCGCGGGTAAGATTGTGCAGACGGGCTACGAGGCCGATATTAACGGCTCGCAACTGTCCATCCAGAAGATCGAAATTCAAGCCAAAAATGGCAAGTTTACGTAGGAATCCGTCATGTCAAATTATGTGAAAAGCACCAACTTTGCGACTAAAGATAACCTGTCATCCGGCGATCCGCTTAAGATCGTCAAAGGCACCGAGATCAATACGGAATATGACAACATCGCCACCGCAGTCGCGACTAAGGCTGATCTGGCGTCGCCTACGTTTACGGGAACGGTCGTTATACCTACGTTATCTGTTACAGGTACCTCGGCATTAACCGGTGTAGCCACATTAACCGCACAACCAATTCTTTCTAGTTTGACGGCATCTAAACCCGTATTTACAGACGCGTCTAAAGGTTTGGTGTCTACCGGAACTTTAAGTGCAGATCAAGGTGGCACAGGGGTTGCAAATAATGTGGCAATGACTGTTACCGGTTCTGGAAACTTTGCTTACACTAGGACTTTGACGGCGGCAACAAACGTCACCCTCCCTACAACTGGAACTCTAGCGACACTTGCCGGATCAGAAACATTTACAAACAAAACACTCACCAGCCCCGTAATAGGTGGCACTCCAACAGGTGTTGGTGTTCTTACCTCTGGCACTACTGCGGCTACTACATCTGGCACTAGCATTGACTTTACAGGTATACCTACCTGGGTGAAGCGGATTACGGTGATGTTGCAAGGTGTTTCTCAAGATTCTGCAACGCAAACTTTTATGTTTCAAATTGGCGCGGCAAGTTTTACAACAACGGGGTATCTTTCCGTTGTTTCTTTTATCGCACCATCAACCGCTACGGCATCAGTAACTACTGGTTTTGGCTTTGCTGGCCCTAGTGGCGCAGCAGCGGAGTTTAGTGGAATTGCAACTATTACGTTGCTTGGGTCAAACTTGTATACATTTAGCTCTAATGTGGCAGATGTTGCAAATACTCAGGCACACTTTGGGGCTGGGTCTATAACTCTTGGTGGAGCACTTGACCGTGTTCGCCTAACCACCGTAGGCGGTACGGCTACCTTCGACGCTGGTTCTATTAACATTCTGTACGAATAAAAATGATTATTCATCATTTTTCTAGCGGGTTATATGCCAAAGAAATACATGTTTCTGCGGGTGTAGCACTGCTGAAGCATACGCACAATTTCAGTCATTTGAGCATTTTGGCGCAGGGAAAAGTAGCGATTCTGCGGGGTGATGAGATAGACATTATTACCGCACCCGCGTGTATAGAAATAAAAGCGGATTTGGTGCATGGCGTAAAGGCTATCACTGATTGCGTGTGGTTCTGTATTCATGCCACTGACGAAACCGATCCCGCAAAGATCGACGAAGTATTGATTAAAGGAGTTTGATATGCCAATGGCCCTTGCGATAGGTGGATCAGCATTACTTGGCTATATGGGCGCAAGAGAGCAAGCAGGTGCTACGAGAGATGCGGCCAACGCCTCGGCCCAAGCTCAACTTCAAGCCGCCCAATTAGCCGCTGAAGAAGCGCGGTTTCGTCCGGTCGGCGTCACCACACGGTTCGGGCAATCGCAGTTTACAACCGGCCCCGATGGTCGTGTCACTGGCGCTGGCTACACGCTCAGTCCTGAACTAAGAGCCTATCAAGACCGCATCATGGGGCTGACCGGTCAAGGACTGACCGAGGCAGAAGCGGCACAGGGGCGCTACGCACCGCTGACCGGTGCTGCGTCTGGACTGTTCAACCTCGGCGCGGGGTATCTGGCACAGTCACCAGAAGAAGCCGCAGCTCAATATATGCAACGGCAGCAGGATTTGCTGGCGCCCTCGCGTGAACGGCAATACGCTGGTTTGCAAAATACGCTATTCAATACCGGACGTGGTGGGCTGGCCGTAGGCGGCACTGGATTGCGACCAGGCGGCGGCGTGGGTCTTCGTTCCGCAAATCCAGAGCTGGAAGCCTACTACAACGCGATCGCGCAGCAAGACGCATTACTGGCCGCGCAAGCAATGGCGGAAGGGCGGCAACAGACAGCCTTTGGTACTGGTCTATTCGGCCAAGGCGCAGGTCTGCTCAACCAATACACCGGTGGCCTAGCCGGTGCCTACGCACCGTTCACGTCGAGTCTTGGCACCGCACAGACCATCGAAGAACTCGGCCAGAATCCGTTAAACATTGGGATGGCGATAGGTGGTCGAAACGTAAACCAGACGGGGGCAAACGCGCTATTAACCGGTGGTATTAAGGCAGCGCAAACGATGCAAGGGCCAGCCGGTTACAGCCCGACGGCGGGATTGTTTTCCGGTCTTAGCAACTACGTTTCTCAGAACGCTCCATCATTGACTGATCTATATAATCGGTATCAGCAAGGCCAACAGTTCAGTAATCAGTATGGCGCGGGTAATGTTTACGGTATGGGTGGTGGCGGGGTTTTTCCGACACCGGCGCCGGGTAGTGTTAATTACGATTATTAGGGGTTAATCATGGCAGAGAGCGCAATGGGCGGGCTGTTCCAGACCCCAGAAATGTATCAGCAGGCACGACTACAGCAGCAGCAGGAGGAGGCTGCACGATACGCGCAGATGGATCCGATGCAGCGGGCTACCTACGGCACCTATATGGCGGGTCAGCAGCTCGGGTCGGGCATTGCTCAATTGTTCGGCGTGGAAGATCCGCAACTGCGGATGATTAGCCAACAGCAGCGGATTCTCGGCCAGATAGACCCCAAGCGTCCTGAGACATTTTACCAGGCGGCACAGATGGCCCGAGATGCAGGAATCCCACAGCTCGCGTTTGGTCTTTTACAAGAGGCAGATAAATATGAGCAACAAGCACTTGTTCGTACAGATCAAGCTAGAGTTCGCACAGAGCAAGAGCGTGTTAGTAGAGCCTTGGCAGAGGCAAGATTACAACAATTAGAAGCGCAAAAAATTGCAGAGGGTGCATATTTGCCGGCTATGCCAGAGCAAGAGCAATTCGTGCAAATAGGTGAGGATGGGCAACCAATAAAAATAGCTGCTCAACCTGCTTCTTTTGACATTTCACGAGTTGCACCTGAGTTGATGCGTACAGCAGAGGGTAGGGCACAGTTGGAAGCATTGACAAAATCACAAAAATTACTCAGGCCAGAAACTGTTACGGTTAAAGAGGGTGACGTTATTTTTAGCGTTCCAAATACTCCAGGCGGGCCTTACAAGGAGATTTTATCTGGTGGGGAAAAACCAACTCCGTTTACTGGTGAAATGGCTAATGCAGCCCTTGTTTTGTATCAAACAACTAATCCAGCAAAAATTTTTAAGGAATTTGGTCAATCTGGGATTAATGCAGTTAATGACAAAGCAATGAAAGATGCGTTAGCTAGACGCCCAAGCACAACTATAAATATGCCAAATGAGGGCGAAAGAAAA